CATTTTGACGAAAAACTATACTACGGTACCAATCATGACCCTTGTCAAGTACTAAGAAACTGTGTACACCCTTCTCTAGGCAAACAGGTATTTGACTGCTTTCTCTCAGGTGCTGGATTATGAAATACTTATGGGGACCTTGGCAGCTAATGGTTTATTTTTTAGCGGCTACCGTACTATTTGCAACCACAACAGACGCTGCACCTTATGTAGAATACAAATACAAGCAGAGCCTAGACACATCGTCAAAGACTTCGCGATATTTACGAGCTGGTTATAAGTTCCAAAATAATTTTTATTTGGAAACCGGTAAGTCGTCGGCCGAATTAGGGTACAAGAAGAAATTCGGTAATCTCGTAGTGAAAGGTAAAATAGAAAGCACAGACTCCTTTGACAAGAATGGCCTAGAGACTGAAATAAGATATACCTTTAAATAGTAGACCCGCTTCGGCGGGCTTTACCATACCCCAACTTGAAAAAATTTCTTGACAATTTTTGTGACCTCGCGTATAATGTAGAAATAACTGGTTAATGCACTTTAGCATACCTGTGAAAAAAACTTCTTGACAACCAACCTCTACTTGAGTATAATTTAAAACATGGCAAAAGAACTAACTACAATCTCTCCAGAAGGCTTAGAGATAGCGAATTCGTATTTACAGTTCGGGAATATCCGAGGTGTATGCGACTATCTACAAGTTCCTGAGCTGCAAGTAGTAGAAGTATTGAATAAACGAGAAGTTAAAACGTACATTGACACGGTGTACTTAGACCTTGGCTACCGTAACAAGAATAATATCGGTAGCCTACTTGACGAGATGATTGCATCTAAACTTGAAGAAGCTCAGGAATCTGGCGTATATTCAAGTAAAGACTTAGCAGACCTCTTGCAGATGGCACACAAAATGCGCATGGATGAGATTAAAGCACAAGCTGATCTTGCCAAAGCTGAGGGCGGAAACATAAAGAACCAAACGAACGTACAGATCAATGAAGCTGTACCTTTCGGTCAAGGTAATTATGGTAAGCTAATGGAAAAACTACTTAATGGAACCGACGGAACGTAATACTCAAACCCCCTCAGATGTTAACTGGAGCGCTGATACCACTGAACGGTTTCATGATTCTGTTCGTCAAATTGATCATGTCGCTTCAGACTTAGCGATTCATGAAGCTCAGTGCGAAGAAAGATGGAAGACTACGTTTACAAGACTCGACACGATAGACGGAGCCTTACAAAAGATGGACAGCCGTATGTTATCAGTAGGTGGAACCATTATAATGTTCCTAGCAGGAGTAATAGCAGCACTTCTTAACATGGGTTCCTAATGTTATTAGAGATAGCCGCAGCTAATGCTGCTTTCGGTATTATAAAGGAAGCACTTACTAATGGTAAAGAAATATATGAAGTTGCTGACACTGTAGGCTCATATTTTGACAACAAGTCAATAATAGCAAAGAAAGCAAAACAAGGTGGCAATGGCGACGAACTTTCAGCGTTTATGGAATTACAAAAACTAAAGAAAGAAGAAGAGTGGCTAAAAGAATACATGATTTATGCAGGCGATCCCGGAATGTGGGATGCTTGGCTTCAGTTTCAGTCTGATAGAAAAAGGCAAAGAGAAGCAGCCGCGAAAGCGAAAATATATAAAAGAGCTCAAAACATGAAACTATTGTTACAATGGGTTTCATGGGGCGCTGTTGTATTAATCAGTCTACCACTACTATTCTTTCTTATAGTAATTGGGATTGAGATGCTTAAGTAGGAGACTACATGAAAAAGCCAAAAAAGAGAAAACTACCTAAACGTGGTCAAAGAGTGGCAGACAACAAACGCCGCCGTAGGAGAAGTAAATATAATGGATAGTTATAAATTTCAACGTAGGAATAAGTTTTATTTTGTTTGCGATTGTGGAACAAAACACAAGTTCATTACAGAAGAAGCTAGAGATGCCTTTGCTGAGACTCAGAACTGTGCAAAAGGCTTCGTTAAAGAGCCTGAAGTGGTTCTAGAGACTGCGGGCTGTGAATGCGAAGACTGTAACTGTGATCCTTGTACTTGCGAAGCAGAGCCTGCCGCAATAGAACTAGATATTAGCAACGATGAGGTAGAGGTTAAAAGCACTGCTTGGGCTCAGACTGGGTTATTTGGTAAAAAGACCAGTGTAAACAAAGGCTACTAATGGCTGTCAGGAAAAGAAAGAAGAAAGACTCAAGACTAGCAAGAGCAAAAGTATCAGGCTATAACAAGCCTAAACGCACCCCCGGACATGCAAAAAAGTCTCACATTGTAGTAGCCAAAGTAGGCACTAAAGTGAAGACAATCAGGTTTGGCCAGCAGGGAGCTTCAACGGCAGGGAAGCCGAAGGCCGGTGAGTCAGAAGCAATGAAAGCAAAGCGTAGAAGTTTTAAGGCCAGACACGCGAAGAATATAGCTAAAGGCAAGATGTCAGCAGCGTATTGGGCGGACAAGGTAAAATGGTAGACGAAAAAACAGGGTTTCACCCAGCAGACACAAATGGCGACGGGTGTGTAACCGATGCCGAACAAAAAATGTATCTAGAATTTAAGCGCAGGGAACTGGAAGACAAAGACGCTCAAAGAGACGCTATTCGTAAGATGGCTTGGTTTTCTTTAGCAGGTCTCTTACTGTACCCTACAGGTATCTTCCTAACCTCTTTGCTAGGACTAGATAAAGCAGCAAACTTAATTGCTGATATTGCACCCACTTATTTTGCTTCAATAGCAGTATTAGTGTCGGCGTTCTTTGCCGCAGATGCAGTAGGAGGAAAGAAATGATGGATTTATTAGACACAGTTTTTGCGATTGTTCAGGCAATACCCGTAATTGTAACACTTTGTTCAGCAATAGCTGCGACAACCAACACCCCTAAAGATGACGAGTTCCTTGCTAAAATATATAAGTTTGTTGATCTTTTTGCACTAAACTTCGGTAAAGCAAAACAAGTAGCAGACTCTACAAATAAAGAAGGCTAAACATGGCAGTTGAAGTAAGTCGCAGGGATATTATCTCTGCTGATATAGTTGAATTAAGATCTGAGACAAGGTTTCTTAAACTCCCCATAGCTCCATATATGGAGTTATTGAACGTCACTCCACTCCCTTCGCAGGTAGCAATTATCAATGCGATTAATGACCCTAAATATCGTTTTGTTTCGGCAGCTGTCTCTCGGCGTCAAGGCAAGACGTACATAGCCAACATTATTGGACAGCTCGTGTCCTTGGTCCCTGCCTCTAATATTCTTATTATGTCTCCTAACTATGCCTTGTCTCAGATCTCTTTTGATTTACAAAGAAATCTGATCAAGCATTTTGACTTAGAAGTTACAAAGGACAATGCAAAAGATAAAGTTATTGAAATATCGAATGGCTCTACTATACGCATGGGTTCGGTTAACCAAGTTGATTCTTGTGTTGGTAGATCGTATGATCTTATTATCTTTGATGAGGCAGCACTAGCAGACGGAAAGGATGCGTTTAATGTTGCACTACGTCCCACACTAGACAAAGAGAATTCAAAAGCACTATTTATCTCTACTCCTCGGGGAAGAAATAACTGGTTCTCTGAATTCTTCTACCGGGGTTTCTCAGATGAGTTTCCAGAGTGGGTATCTATTAGAGCCACTTACAAAGACAACCCTCGCATGGCGCAGTCAGATATTGATGAAGCAAGAAAGTCTATGTCAGAGGCAGAATTTAGGCAGGAGTACGAAGCTGACTTTAATACCTACGAAGGTCAGATTTGGAAGTTTAACTTTGAGACTCAAGTAAAAGACCTATCTCAGTTTGACACTAGTAAAATGGATGTGTTTGCGGGGTTAGACGTTGGTTTCAAAGATCCGACAGCAATGTGTGTAGTCGCATATGATTGGGATGAAGAGAAGTACTATCTCGTAGATGAGTACTTTAATAGCGAGCGTACTACAGAGCAACATGCTATTGAAATACAGAAACTTATCGAACGCTGGGATATAGATTTTATTTATATTGATTCCGCTGCACAGCAGACACGGTTTGACCTTGCACAAAACTATGATATTAGTACAATTAATGCAAAGAAGTCTGTACTCGATGGAATTGGTCATGTATCTGCAGTTGTTGATAACGATAACTTGTATGTTGATCAAGAGTGCAAAGAATCTTTGAAATGTCTAGACTCTTACCAGTGGGATCCAAACCCGAATCTAGTAAGAGAAAAACCAAAACACAACATGGCTTCGCATATGGCCGATGGTTTGCGTTATGCATTATATTCATTTCAAACCGCGCAAGTATCCTTCTAGCGATACCTACTCAAAAATAGTTATTGACAAGTCACCCTAAAGTCGATATAATTCTTTAGATGAAAATTCAGGAACTCGTGCAAAATGCCTAAGTTAAAACGTGACGTTGTAAAGTATGTACGAGACAAGGCTAAATCTAAGTATGCAAAAGGAAACGCTTGCGAGATTTGTAGTGAGACAGAACAGCTTGATTTTCACCACTTTTACAGTTTAACACCTTTACTAAACCAGTGGCTGACAAAGAACAAACATAATCCTGAGTACATACAAGCACTCCGGGATGATTTTATAGAAGAGCATCATGCTGAGCTATACGATGATACAGTTACGCTGTGTCATACTCACCATTTAAAACTTCACTCAATTTACGGTAAAGACCCTGCGCTTGGGACTGCAAAGAAACAAATGCGCTGGGTAGAGATTCAAAGAGAAAAACATGGCTTGGTATAGTAATATTCTTGGAACAAAACCCGTAGAAGTTGAGGAGAAGTTAAATCCTGCTCAACAGTATATTGGCTCAGGTACTGACTCTTCCAGAGAGCCTACCTTTACCTACGAAAGAGCTTATGAAGACTTAGAAATCGTAAATCGCGGCGTAAATATGATCGTTGATGACGTTGCTGAGATTCATACTTTAGTATCAAAAGATAACTCTTTTAAAGGGGTTGTTCCAGGTATTAAGCGCAGTAAGGTAGACACTCTTCTTAATAAGTCTCCAAACCCTTATCAAGACATTAATAGCTTTAAGCGTAATCTGATTACAGATTATTTAATAGATGGTAATATATTTATATATTTTGATGGCGCACATCTTTACCATCTGCCCGCTAGTGATGTAAAGATACACGCGGATAAAGAAACTTACATTGAAAAGTTTACTCTACATAATATTACTTTCACCCCCCGTGAAATTATTCACATTAAAGAAAACTCCTTTCACTCTATCTATAGAGGTGTTCCTCGTTTAAAACCAGCACTTCGTACTATGATTCTCATGAGAAGGATGAGAGACTTTCAGGATAACTTCTTCAAGAACGGAGCAGTTCCTGGTTTAGTACTTAAGTCGCCTAACACACTTTCTGAGAAGATCAAAGAACGAATGATGGTTTCTTGGCAGTCACGCTACCGTCCGGATGCAGGTGGTCGACGCCCTCTTATCCTAGATGGGGGTATTGAGGTGGACAAGATTTCCAACGTAAATTTTAAAGAATTGGATTTTCAAAGTGCTATTTCTGAAAATGAAAAGATCATTTTAAAGGCGTTAGGAATCCCTCCAATTTTAATGGACTCTGGTAACAACGCTAACATTCGCCCAAATATGCGACTCTATTATTTGGAGACTATACTTCCTATAGTTAGAAAATTAAATTATGGACTCGAAAGATATTTTGGTTTTGAGTTAAGAGAAAATCTCACAAACATTCCCGCTCTACAGCCTGAATTACGAGATTCCTCCGCTTACTACACCTCATTGGTAAATGGTGGTATTATAACCGCCGCAGAAGCGCGTTTAGCCTTAGGCTTTGAACCCATAGAAGGTACCGATGAGATACGTGTTCCAGCAAATATTGCAGGTTCCGCAACTAACCCAGACGAAGGCGGAAGGCCTGTCGAAGAAGGAGAAGAATAATGTCAGTTCGTGTAAAACAAGTAGTATTAGATAAAGGGTATAAACATTTTAAAGAGTTTAGTTTGCCTTTAGACATAGACTATAAATCTTATCTGGCTATTGTCGGAAGAGACGCTTTAGACCCAATAACTATTAAAAGAACTTTTAAAGCATGGAAGTACGTTACTCATGCTCTTAGGTTAAGTTACCCCGAGCTGTCAAAAGCTCCAGTACCTGAGCCAAAGTCTGTGCCAACGCCTGAATCAACGCCGAAGCCAGCCCCAGTACCAAAGCCCGCACCTAAGGCTTCGGGCAAGCCTGCTGCTAAGCCAGCAGTAAAGAAGGATTAAGATAATGAATAAAATCTTTAATCTTACGTCTACTTTTAAAGCTCACGAAGGGGATGATGGCTGTGTCATGATCCGTGGAATGGCAAGTACAGCTGACTTCGATCGCGCGGGTGATTCTATCTCGGCCGAAGCATGGCAAAAAGGTGGAATAAGCAATTTTGAAAAAAATCCAATTATCTTGTTTAATCATGATTATGACAAGCCAATTGGTCGAGCTACTGGGATGAAAGCAGGACCCAATGGCCTAGAGTTAGAATGTAAGATCAGTAAAAGTGCCCATGGCAATGTAGCTGAGCTTATTAAAGACGGTGTTCTTGGAGCCTTTTCTGTCGGTTTCAGAGTCAAGGATGCTGATTATATGGAAGAAACCGATGGACTAATGATTAAGGACGCTGAGTTATTTGAGGTATCGGTTGTTTCCGTACCTTGCAATCA